ATCTGACAATCTCCCACACGTCATCGTCATGACGTTTCATCGACATAACAGCAACCAGCTCTTCCTGATAGTAAAGCCCTAAATGGCGGGTTGCTCCAACAAATCCCTGGACATGATTCTGTTCATATATTGGCCTGGCCAGTCGTCGGTCGATCTCTCGGACGACTGTCTTCCGAGCACCTATGGATCTGCTTTTTCCAATCTTACTCTTCAGCTTTTTCTGAATGATTTCTCTGTTGTCATTCCAATCATCTTCCCAAACGTGGATAACCAGAATCCCCCGGTCTTTGAAGAACAGAGACTTATCCTGGTGGTAATGTCTCTTTTTGAACATGGAGCCATGCCAATACAGTCCGTTGTACTCGATGCCGATATTCAGTTCTGGTATGAAAATATCCAGTTCCTTGTTATCCACCCGGTATTGCCGCAAGATCTCACCGTCGTAGATGGAAGCGACGTAGCTTGCAAGCGAGTTCTCGGCGACTGAAGCAAACTTAAACGTCATATCGATGCCGTGGTCATTCATTCTTCGACTTAGTGTCGCTCTACTGACACCCACTACATCAGATACACTATCCAGAGTCTCATACTGATCGTATAGCGTTTGTAGCGTATCTTTGTCCGATAGTATGGCCTCTATGTCAGGAGGCAGTACGGACGTTTTGAAGAGGGCTCCGTCGCGTTGTATACGCTCAGCACGAACGGCGGGTATTTGTATGGGGTTAGACACCCCGTATCGTCGGTTGAAGGTATCTGTGCGTCTTTGTTTGGTCTGTTCCGATACTTCGGGTAATGCTGCTTTAAATTCGTCTGTCTGAAACAACCACAGTCCGTCGCGATGGTTCTCATTGTGATCTTTCATGATGGCGGTGAACTCGGAAGACTGTGAGAAGTTGGGTACCCCATAGTTTGCTTCACACGTCGATGACTTTTTCCTTTTAACGGATTCTGCCTGGGACACATTATCCACCCCCAGACGCTCAAGCACTGTTTGTTTGGTTTTTTCGTATCTAAGGGACCAATCAACCGACTTGGCCGACTCTCTTATCTTACTTTTGATATCGTGCGACTGTGCAGCATACTCGGTCCCGTAGCGATCAATCGAGGTTGCTTTGGCCTTGTTGGCCGATGCCTGTTTAATGTGCGCGTCAGAACAGCCAGAAGCCATCCCCCTCTTCTTGAACTTTACCGGATGACCGCACCAGCATTTCGGAATTGAATGTATGCTGTCGTATCCTTGTTTTATAACATGAGTTCTATCACTTAAACGAATATCATAATCAGGGTACCATTCATCCAGAAATTGAGTACACGCAACCACATCATCAACCACGCCCAGCTTATTCAATGCAGCCGGAGTGCAGGTTAGCGATTTCAGTATATTGGCCAATTCGTCGAATGTTTTCAAGATGATCGCCTTCGTATGTTTGCTTTACAATTGTACAGTACCCGAAACTTTTTGTACAGGCACAAAAAAACCCGGCGAACCGGGTTTAGAGTAGAACCGATGGTATCTTCAGTTTATTAAGACGTGAAGCCCAGTGTCAGATTGGCAACAGTCGCACGACCAAAGAAGTCGGGGCTGTGAGCCAGATCCGTGGTGGAATCGGTGAAGTCGGTCAGCGCGTAACGAGTACGGATACCCATGCGCTTATCGAACGTTTCTGGGTTGACGATCAGACCAGAGCTTGCGAGACCGATATACGGGCTGTAGATCAAACCAGTATCCTGATCGGATGACTTGTGACCCAACAGGTAGTAATCAGACTCAGAAGCATTGTCCACATAAACCGGCAGACCGTTGTAAGTACCAACCATCGCAGAGGCAGAGACGTTGTAACCATGCTCCTGGTTAGGCATATAACCGGAGTTGGACGCGTTCTTCAAACCAACGATAATGCGCGGAGAAGCAACAATCCATGATGCACCGCCGATTTTGGTCTTACGAGAGATCTCAGCAGAGATTTCATCGATGCTGATAGTCATAGCAGAAAGTTTCTCACCTGCGTAACGACCATCTACATTAGCAAAATCAAGAGATCGAACGGTACCAGCCAAACCTTTCATACGAGTCAGGACTTCAACGTCCATGTCGCGACGAACCTGATCCGACAGAGTTGCGATCATTTCACTTTCCATGGACAGATTGTCCAGAGAATCGGCATCATCTTCAGCTTCCAGTGAGTAAGCAGCACTCAGCTTACGGTTAACTGTTTCTACCTGCTTCATGATGACTTCCAGCTTCATGGGGTTACCACGATCGCCTTCCAAGTTCACTGTTTGGTCAAACGGATCCATAGCATCAACGGAATCATACTCGTCGGTACTGTTAATCAATGAGTACTTGTCGTAAACATTCTGGGCAGAAGCTTCATCACCAGCAGTAACAAGGTTAGAACCACCGGCAGTGTCGAGGACACTGCGGCTGTATTCTTTCTTGATAGTACGGATGTTGCCGCGAGGACCGTCCAGCGGTTGCAGACCACACAATTCAACTGCGAACAATGAAGGCATTACCCGACGCATCAACGGCATGAACAAACGGTCATAACGTGTGATGTCAGAAGTGGTAGTGGAGCCGGTTGAGGTTGACTCGCCAAACAACTGAACCTGTTCAGCCATTGCACCCTGGGTGCCGTTAACTTTATGGCCTTGATCCATCATCTGTTCTAGGAAAACACGCTTACGGCCTTTTACGCCATCAAGCAAGTCTCCTTTCATTTCTTCAAAATTTTCATAATCAGACATTTTAGTAAACTCCTAGTTTCTTATTGTTATTTATCAAACTCGTTTTTAAAAACGAGTTATCAGTCTTCTAAACCCGCAGCCAGACGTGCCTGGAACCGACGATTGATCTCTTTTTTGTTCGTGTACTTGTTTTCAGAAATAATAACAGCGCTTTCTTCCAACATTGCATTTTTAGCTTTGGCTTTTTTAGCTTTTTCCAATGACTTATCATCATCACCATCACTGTTGGACATGGATTCCATAATTTTCTCAAACTTGGATTCCAGGTTGTCTGTGTCGGTGTCTTCCAACATTGTGGATACAACACCTTTCTTTGCTTCAGTTACACTTTCCAGGATTTCTTTCAATTTCAAATCCCGCTTGAGACTGTCGATAGTTTTTTCTTGTTCAGCCATTTGGTTTTTGATTCCCTGAACTGATTTCAGATCAGACTCATCAACCATACCCTGCTCCAGGATTTCTGCTTTAAATGATTCGAAGATCTTACGACCCATCTCATTCTTACGAGCTTCATCAATAGAATCACGAAGTTCATCCATCTCTGCTTTTACTTTTTCTTCGATTGCTGCATCCATTTTACTAGAAGCAGACTCATAGAATTTTTCTTTGAACGCTACCAGCTTCTCAGCATACGTCTCTTCCAAAGTACGAGAATTCACTATTTCTTCTTTCAGATCAACGATTTCGGCATCAACGGCTTCGCGGATAATACTGACCATTTCTGTTGCAAATTGATCGCGAGCTTCGGAAAGCTTTTCTGCGAACTTCAGTTCTTCGGCTTCGCGCAAAGAGTCTAGCTCGGTGCTAACGGCAGCATCAAATGCTTCCTGTACCATTGCCTTGCTCTCTTCGTTGAGGACTGAGCTCTCAAATAGGTCTTTCAATTTTTTAGTGGACATGTTGTTAAACTCCTAATTTCATGGTTTTATTTAGTCTTGATCGACTCAATGAATCGCTTTAGTTCTTTCTGAAAGTACTTTTGGGCTTGGACATCATGTATAACAGCTTCCGCCAGATCACCAATCAGTTCACCCCGCTTATACAGTTGAATAGACTCCATCACCGTTTCGGGGTAAGCAGAGTGAGCAGATGGCCCCCATACAGCATCGACCGTGGCCATATGAAAGTTAGATATCCGACCAGAAGATTCATCCATCTTACCGGATCCCCTAGTAGATACGCCCAACCCCACATCACTCATCAGCAGTCCTTCCAAAATCTTACCGGAAGGTGTATGTACCAATACCTCAGATTTACCGAAAGCTTTATCTCCCTCCATCCACATCTCAACGATCTTGTGTGAAGCTCGTTCGATGTCTACTTCGAGTCGGGATGGAACGGGATGACCATTCTCGCCCAATACATAATGTCCTTGAGCAGCCGCAGTATTGATACGGTCCACTTCTCGTAGCATCTCAGCTCGATCATAGATCCGACCATTTTTGTTTTTGTTCTCGGACTCAGCAAACACGCCTTTCAGATACAGCTTCTTCGGTTTGCCTCCGGCAGCTTCTTCGACCAGAGCACCGACCTCATAAGAGGTATCTTCATAAAAAATCATTTGTCATTACCTCACAATTGCCGTAAACCGGCTTACATCTCCACCCAGGCGATTTGCATCATTGGATGTCTTAAACCCCAGATCTTTAACATCGGCGGTAATCCCGTTGGCATCTGGATTCTTACGTAGGAATGATCGCAGTTCACGCTCATCGCTATTATCGAGACCACTATAGTCGCCGTTAATGAGCGCACCTGCCCAGTGACTAGGCAGGTCGAAGGTAGTTGTTTTTACCCGAGCTTCGCTCATTTCACTGTCGCTTTTCCAGTTCTTATCGATGTAGTCGTAGAATTCCTTTTCCTTATCGCCGGATAGCTCGTCTGGTTCTTTGACGTTGAATTTCTTCAATGCTTTATTGAAGAACTTCTCATAAGCGGCGTCATCGCCGCTCTTGGCCTCACTCAGACTCTTTTTTTTTACGTCTTCATCATCATCGTCATCGTCATCATCGTCTTTCTTGTCATCATCGTCATCATCGTCTTCGTCGTCTTCGTCATCATCGTCTTTCTTGTCGAATGCGACTTCATCGATAGCATCACGGGTGACTGCTCGGATCTCATCAAGCATTTCTTCGCGACTTTTACCAAAAATATCTTCAAATTCCATGGGTATTCTCCTAGTTTCTATTGTTATTTATCAGATCAGCGATCAAAATCTAGCTTGATCCGGATCAACTTCTGGTAATCCGTAGTCCTTACCAAGTCTGCCATCACCGTACACGACATTATCTACAGCAAACTGTGGTATTATTTTGATCTGCTCGTCATCCAGACCTTTCTCTCTCAATGCCATGATCTCATTTTCAATCAATGCATTTTCATCCATGTTAAGGAATTGCTTCATCGCATACTTCTTTGACATACCTGGAGCTTGTGTCGTAGAGTTGAACACGTTCAGCAAGCTTTGGTTCAGTTCGATTTCCCGATATAAGGTGAATGAGTGAGCTTCTTTTAGAAAGAAATCCACTTTCTCGACTGGAATAGCAACGCCCCTGGCTTCGGCAAAATCTAAGAAGTGCTGATATAACGGTTTAGCAATACGTTGTTGGATCCGTTTTATGTATCCCATGTAGCGCATTTCTACCTGGTAGACTTGGCCAACCCGCATATCACTATAAGAGTCCCGAT